AGAGTGATTGATATAGATGAATTCCGGACAACAATAATGTGCAATGGTTGTGGAATCAAAACCCATGATGCATTTGAGTGGAAAGAAATAGGTGAAGGAGAAGACAAGAAGCATATCAAAGCAAAGATCTATGGTCTACGCAGATGTAAGAGCAACTGCAGTATTACCTGGGATCGCGATGTGAATGGTTCTCGTAATATCCTCCTCCTTCTCCAACACTTGCTCCTGGGTTTGAAGCGACCATTATATCTTTCGAGACCACCAAAGAAAGAAAAGAATAAAACAACAAAACAGGCAGTGAAAAAGGGAACCTCTCCGCAGAGGGAGACTGACACTGTCTTGACAAGGGTAATTCCGCTAATTGTCGAGCGGATCCCTTGTATTACAGGGTCCGGTAGTTTTGTAGATCTACAAATGACTGATGGCTGTTCCGGAGTTCATGATCCGGATCTCGGTTCAGTGTGGGGACAATTGTTACATTAGTAACACCACACTGGTTAAAAATTTAGTGATATTATTGGATAATCAAATTGACTGTTAAAATCGTGGGTGCAAAGGCGTGTGCATCAATCTCTGGTAGGGATGGGCATCCAGAGACGATATTAGCAGTCAAAATGATTTGTCCCAATGTCACTGAAACCGACTGTAAGCATGCGATAAAGAGGTACCTCAACTTGAGAGATAATAATAGGTTGAAGCGGCGGGTCAACATTTTTGTGAAAAATGGTCCGAAAATGGAAGGTTCTGAACTTATCACGCGGAGAGCATACAATGCTGATGTAAACAGGAAAAGTCGTTCCAGACGCCGCGATTATGCTATGGAAAGACTTGTCAAATATCATGAAGACATTATATCTGAATCATGGATTGATGACAAGAATGAGTTCAGAGCAGGAATTGAGATGGATTTTGATACCATCATGAATGGTTACAATCTGATATCAGATGGACAAATCACTCATACAAGTACACAAATGCAGGGATACATCACCAGACTGAAAGAGATTATGGGCCCTATCTGGGAATACAGGAAGAAAAATAGGCTCCGCACACAACGATTGCGTAGGAGGAATCTCGTAGATAGAACACTCATGGAAAATGCAGTTGCCAAACCATCCAAGATAATTCCCACAATTAAGGTGAAAGCTGCACCACATGCATCGGTCAGACCAGGAGTGAAAATAATCCCACAAATTACAGTCAAAGATCCACCCAAAAAAATTATGCTTCATACCACTTTAAAGCCTGCATTCACTTAGTTGTTGAAAGACAGTGGATTAAAATAGCGGTTGATCCTTGTTGCCAAATGTGCAAAAAATGATCATTCGATTCAAAGAAATGTGTGTCAGCATAACCAATGCAAACCACAACCACATCGACAGACAATACGACCAACCCAAGAAGCAAGAACACAGACGATAGAATCGATCAAAATTACTGGGTAGATGTGGACCCGGATGACATGGGTGGGATGTCAGGCTTCATGATAAGCAGAACGGGCAATATGATGTTACCATGATTCAGTGGGCCTTCAAAGGAAAGCCATATACGAGTTTGATGGATTTGGGCCGCAAGAGCAATCCGGTTACAAACATGGACCCACGAAGTCCAGCCTTGAATCCAAGGCTGTCGACACACTTGGGTGGAGTTCTGGTAGGTCTATATTGAATATGGTCTCCAAGTCACAACCACAACCCCAGCCGAAAGTAACCAAACCACAACAGAGTGCGCAGAAAAGACCGGCAAGGTCGGCAAGATCGGCAAGGCCGGCAGTCACAAGGGATCTTCCTGCATCGGTTGCTGGATTCATCTAAACTTGCTTACCATCGATCGATTTGACCAGGGAGGCGACCTCTGCGAGTATTCGGCGTCTGCTCCCATTGGATAGTATCCAGTTTTGATTCTTTGTACACCTCCCAACAATATCGTGCACGTAACCTGCGGTATCTTGGTGATCACAGTCATAGGTGTCGCACTCATGATCTTCACCAAGTTGGATGATTGTGGGGCATCTGTTTGATTTGTCGAGGCTTTCTGTGATCATGGGTGCACAATATTGACAATACGAGAAAATGTAATTGTGAAACCACAAAAAATGCATCTTGTGCAAAGAAACAGCAAAACCACTGCAGTCATCAATTTCTGTCATCGATCGATGCAAGGAGCCTGCGCCTGCTCCCATTGGACAATTTCCACACCACTCCCTCTATATGAGAATAGTAACGTCCACGGACTGACATACCACAGGCTCTTGAAGACATATGGCCGCCGCCGTCATTATATATTTGGTAACATATGTTTGATCTGGCGAGTTGTTTCTTGATGCGTGGAGAGCATTTGGTACCATCATTCATTTTTGTCATCGATCGATGCAAGGAGCCGGCGCCTGCTTCCATTGGACAACTTCCACATAACCTTCCTTCCATGATAATGGCAACGCCCACGGACTGACACACAGCCTACCGACGACACATGAGTATAACTGTTGCAAAATGTGTCACACCATCCGCCGTACTCTCGGTCACATGTGTTTGATTTGGCGAGTTGTTTCTTGATGCTTGGAACACATTTTGAACAATAGGTAAATGTGTATGTTTCCCATGATATTCAATTTTGGTTATCGATCGATGCAAGGAGCTTACGCCTGCTTCCATTGGACAACTTCCACACCAATTTCCTTTCCCGAGCACAGTGACGTCCGTGGACTGGTACATGGTCCTCTACAAACCTATGGGTGCCGCAAAATGTGTCACACCATTCGCTGTGCTTTTGATCACATATGTTTGATCTGGCGAGTTGTTTCTTGATGCTTGGAACGCATTTTGAACAATAGGAAAATGTGTATATTTGCCATGATTCCATCTCTAAATTCAAGTGATTGCTGGTGCCATCATTCAATTCAATTTCTGTCATCAGGCGATGCGAGGAGCTTGCGCCTGCTTCCATTGGACAATTTCCATTTCACCTCCCCTTCACGAGAATAGTAACGTCCACGGACTAGTGTAACTGCACCGGGTACGTAAACACCTACATGGCGTCCATGGTCGTACAATGTACTGCACCGTCCGCCATCATACATTTGGTCACATATGTTGGATCTGGCGAGTTGTTTCTTGATGCTTGGAACGCATTTTGAACAATAGGAAAATGTGTATGTTTGCCATGACTCCATCTCTGAATTCCAGTAATTGCCACTGGTGCCATCATTCAATTTCTGTTATCGATGCGAGAAGCCTGCGCCTGCTTCCATTGGAGATGATCCAAGTACATTCACGTGCATCATATCTTCCGACACAAGATGTATGATATGTTGGTTCGGTTGCAGTGCAATGGTATATACATGGAATGGCAGGACATCTATTTGTTCTGGTGAGTCCCTTCTGGATCGCCGGAGCACAATGCTTGCAATACTCAAATTCCACATGCTTCCAAGCTTCCATGGTGCCAGGTCTGGAGCTCGTATTGGGACACTCGTCATTTTTCCACATTCCACATTCGCAGGATGAGTCGAAGTGAAATCAGAGCACGATGTAGATTCTCAGCCTTACCATTGTCCAGATAGAGCTTAAGTTGTCGCCCAGCTGACTTTGTGTATCTTACAAGTGCAGCGTCCATGACAGACCCGCGCACCATCTCTACGTTCAAGCCGGTCCGGCCGCAGTAATGCTGGATCAAATGCTCTCTCTCATCGGCACTTAGCTGTACTTTGGGGTCCCAGAGGAGGCTGGCCAGGTCGTAACTGAAAGGACCCAATGATGCATCTTGGATATCTATCACCCAAGGTTTTCCCTGCCAGATCATGATATTGTATGTCTGGAAATCACGGTGACATGGTACCAATGGCTGACTGCTCATGGATTCTGGACTCACACGCAGGGATTCCAGGTTTTTGAGTAGTACCTTGGCCTCTTCAATGTTGATGTCGATGTCGGCAGCAATGGCAGTGTTGATGGCAAGAAAGCGGTGGCGAGCCTGATGATATTCGTCGATCTCTTTGTTGACCGCATGTACGTCATATATTCTGTTGGAAATGTGCACAGGGTACCCTGTGAGAAAGCTCTCTCCACTGGCGTTGTAGACATTCGCCAATTGGTCCACAAGGTCCTCCCATATACCTCGCACATATGGAATATCAGCCAAGCGCACATTCCCAAGATCGGCCAACACGAGGCATCTATCCTCCTTGCGCCATTCATGGATCTCTGGTACCCGCATACCCAGACCTCTCAATTCGGAATCTGCACGAAAATAGATCTCGGCTTGGTCAGTACATTCCAAAAAGTCTGTGACGAAGTATTCATCGGATTTGTTTTGAACATTGGAAAAATCGAGCTCGATGTAAGATTTGCCCTCTATGAGCCCGCGCCGAACAATCTTGCTGGAACAATCGCCGACTAAAGTCTTTGTATTTTGCAGTGACATCACCATATATATATATATATATTAGCGGATTTTAGATCCTTCGTATATGAAATGAATGTGTCCTCAGGAGGAGTGTGACAAAAATTGACAGTTATTTTTGGCCAGATATTTCGAGTACTTACACGACTTATTTTATTTTACATTGTTGATTTAGTATCAAAATGACTACGTTTGGGCATTTGATTAACAATCCAGGCAACATGACTTTTCCGGGTCTTCAAGGTTTTCCAAGTCTGCAACAGAACACGAACTTCATCGAGGCTCTGTTCAAGCACGGGATGAAGCACGGTTGGGAAAGTATTGGTGTTATGTTTGTTATTCAACTCTATTTGTTTCTATCTCTGGACAATATCAAAGCGGCATTCATCTATGTGAATGACAAGATTGCGCTGCATGGGAAGAACAAATTGGAGCAATATTGTGGTCATCTGGCGAATGGAACCCGCTATCTCTGGTCCATGCTATATGCATTTTTCCTGAACTGGATTGCGGCATTTCCGATCTGGCTCTCGAAAAAGTGGCGCCGTGTGAAGCCGACCCCGACACCAGTGACCAATGCAGCCCCGATGACAAAGCCCAAGCCAAACCAACACACAATCAAGCTTGATCCGAGCAACACGATCGATATCATGAGTCTCTGTCACTATGTTCTGAGTAACAAGCGCACTCTGCAGCTGCATCCACGCACAGACCGAATTGCATCGACCCGAAAGACGACGTCAGAGGTATATGCCCTGCCTAACAATCTACGCCTAGGCAAGGTAGGAGACATCAAGATCTCACTGGCACAGCACATTGGTCTTAAGATGGAATCAGAGAGCGACCATGCAGTGGAAAAGATCAAGAAGTTTACCTATGATCGCGATGATGCGATTGGCAAGAACAAGCCTAAGAAGGGTAAGGGTTTTTCGGCGATGCGGGACACCTTGAAGAAGTTGTGGGGTGACAAGGCGGTCTACTTCGATGACCCTCAGTTCTGGTTTGAGAAGGAGCAGTGGTCTTGCGACCCGGAGTCCATGAGTAACAATGAGTTCACAGATATGTGGCGAGTCTTGTACTATCTGGGTGATCTGAACATTATTCGCAAGTTCATCCTTTATCTGACTGGACAGGATGGTTTCCGACTGGATGGTCGTACATTTGAGAAGAGTTCGGATGACAAGATCGATGACTTCTCTGATTCGTTCAGTAACAAGGCGACCGTGGAGAGCTTTCTGGCGGAGGTCCCTGCTTACAATGAGGCTTTTGTCAAGAAGCTTGATGAGCAGGGAACCCGGTCCACGGTTGATGAGATGGCGAAGAAGTTTCTGAGCAAGTATCAGAGTGGCAAGGGAGATGGTAACACCAAGATCGCACTGAAGTTCACCAGCAAGACCTACACAGAACACCAGCTCTCGAAGTTTGCTCGTCAGTGGTATCACAAGCAGATTACGACTTACTACAACACTCGTCAGAAAAAGAAGGGTGAGAAGGTCCAGATCTACAAGTTGTACATCAATTACGATACTCACATGGTCGAGGTTCCCAACCCTAAGTATATTGAATGGGAGAAGGAGCAGGAGGAGGAACGGCGGCGCAAGGAGCAGGGAACAGATGAGTCCAAGGACAAGGACTCCAAGGATTCTAAGGATACTAAGGATTCCAAGGATGCAACAACTGTGTCTGATGATGCTGCAGACGATGCTGATGATGCCAAGGAGCTAACTCGATCTGGTAAGAAGCGTAGCAAGAAGAAGAGTCGCCGACAGGTCCAGTCGGACTCTGAATCGAGCAGCTCGTCCGAAGAGGACGAATGGGATGATGAGTATGGTGGTATGTACAATCTGTTCGATACTCCTGATTATCAGTATCAGCAACAGCCGTGGCACCAGGGTCGCCGAGGAAAGAAGAAGGGTAAGCACGGGCGTCACCCAGGAGCTTATGGAGGTTACTGGAATGGCCCACACGGTCCTCACGGTCCTCACGGCCACGGTGTGGTGAAGGCTTACAAGCCTGTTCCTTCGAAGACGATCAAGGTAGAGAAGAAGATTCCGAGCGCCCAGGCAAAGCTAATTAAGTCAGATCGCAAGCCTCTGGAGTATCTGTATCTGCCAGATGACCAGATGCAGAACATTGTTCAATACCTGCAGAACTTTCGTGAACGTCGTGATCGTTTTGAGCAGTATGGATTTCCCTATCGTGGCGGCATCATCCTGAGTGGTGTCCCGGGCTGTGGCAAGAGTAGTACTATTCTGGCGACGGCAACCTACCTGCAGAAGAGTATTTACTATCTTGACCTTGGTCAGATCAAGACGAATCATGAGCTGAAGCTATGTGTTGATTACATTCGAACGAACAGCAGCAATGGTGGTGTGATTATTTTCGAGGATATCGATTGTATGACGAACATTGTGCACCAGCGCTCGGACCACTTGGAATCGGTTGAGATGACGACCAAGACCAACATCACGACGATCGCGGATGAGGATGACTGTCCACTGAGTCTGAGCTATCTTCTGAACGTGCTTGATGGCACGATGGCTCCAGAGGATGTTCTATTTATCATGACTACGAACCACGTGGAGAAGTTGGACAAGGCGTTGATTCGCCCAGGCCGAATCGATCTGGACATCGAGCTTACCAAGTGTACTCGTGTCCAACTGGCAAAGATCTACCATGATCTTTACAATAAGGATCTGAGCCCAGACATCCTGGCCCAGTTTCCTGAGAAACACTGGATCATTGCCAAGGTGATCCTGCACCTGTTCCACAACAGTTTTGATGCCAATGTGGACCAGTATGAGCTGATCAAGCCTCTGCTGAACACCGAAGAGGACAAGCTCGGAAAGCTTGGTGAGTGGGAGTGATGATCCACTCACCGCCGACCAGTAGTTTCTTACTACTACTTACTTTGCCTTTGTGTAAAATGGATGTACTGTGTTGTAACCAAAGTACCAAAGTACTAACCAAAGTACCAAAGTACTAACTAAAGTACCAAAGTACTAACCAAAGTACTA